TCGGCGGTTATAGCCTCGTTCCACTCCGTCATATCTTCCGGGGTGAGGCTGTCGGCAAATTCCATCAGCGACAAATCGAACGGTTTGCCCTCGCGCTTTGCCGCCGATACCACGCAGCACCATAGATAGGTACAAAGGTCGCTTAAACTGGTGAGGTCTATGTCGGTAATCTCTCGGCCGGTTTCTTGCTTGAAACGCAGCATAGCCCCCATAGTGGGGCTACAGGGGTATGCTGTGCCGTTTATGGTTATTTCGATGCGTTTCATGCTCCGGCCGCGTCTGCTTCGGGGGTTTCGGTAATAGCGGTTTCGTCGAGTGTGTCGGGTTCGCCGTCATTTTCAAAGTTGACGCTGTAGGTGCTATCGTCCTGTGCAGGGTCGGTGCGCTCCAGCGACGACACGATAAAATTACCTTTGAGGTAGGGTTTATCGCTGTTTTCGCGCTCCATACACTTGACTTCAACGCTTTTTCCGACTTTCCACGCTGCTACCAGTGCTTTGTAGCCGGTTTCACTCTCACCGTAGAATACAAGACCCTCGGTCGAAATTGAAATGCTTAACCCTACCACGCCTTTGCCTTTCCACAAACCTGCGGAAATGCCTTTAGAGGCTACAGGCTTTACGGCACGGTCTTTTGTTTCGCTGTTCATGGTGGTAGTGTGGGTGGTGCAATGGCCTACGGCTTTGCCCTCGACATATACCAGCATATCACTACCGTTACAGTAGCCAGTTTTCTTTGTTGTCGCCATATTGTTTACAAGTGTTAAAATTTTAGTAATTTTTCGATTTAAGCGCGTTTTGGGTGTCGGGTGATACTTTTACTATGTTTGTTAGCTCCGTGGCTCTAACGCGCTCCTATGCGCTTTTTCGCGGTTCTACATTTTTGCATTAAATACTAACTGCTGCACAAAGGCATCATCTTGGTAGGCTTCTTCGCTATCGCATAGATAGCATGAGCGCAAACGCATACCGTCATGCTCGGCCGTTACTTGGTCTAACGCGGCGCGTACTGCCTCTGCCAGTTCTACACCCTCGCCGTATCGCTCCGTAAAGCAAATGACCTCTATTTGTATTTCGTCTGCGCCGGGCTGTCCGCTTTTCTGCGGATTGGGCGACAGTGAGGTACGGCGGTATAAGATGTATGGCAGTTCCGCGCTATCGGTTGCCACCGGGAAAATCTTTTTAGTCCTTGCGGCTACTTCGGCATCCTCCAGCAATACGGCGCGGATAATCGCCCCAGCACTTAATGATGTTTTAGGTACAGCCATATTTTTTTGCTACTTTAGTTACACTGTTAATTAGTTCGTTGTGCAAACTTCCTGTAACGCTGTCGCGCACGTCGTCTGCGGTCTTTGCCATAAATCCGTATCGTTTCATAAATCCGCGTGTCCGTCCTGTTCTCCATTTGCCGCCTACCGAATACCGGGTAGCCTTTTTTGATTTTCGCCACTTGGTACCGGCTTCGGCCCATATCAATACAGGTTTTTTAAGACCTTTGCGGTTAATATGAAATCCGTACTCTTTGCCACTCTTACCGGCCTTTTTAGTGCCAATGGTAACACGAAATCCGGCTTTACGCTTAAACACTACGGCGCGTACTCCACGCTCTAAATCTTTGTCGGTTCGTATGCTTCCACGCAGATTATTTAATGCGGTTTTGCGTACTCTATTAGCCTCACGGCGAAAAGCACCTTTTAGGGCTTTCAGCCGCTTTTTGGTATCCATTTCTGCAAATAACCGCTGTAAATCCTCGTCGTCGTATTGCACTGTCGCCGCCATAGATTATTTGTTTACGCGTTCACAAATTAAGGTTTTCATGCCCCTGTCGATGTTGGGTATAATGTTAGTTACCGTGTACTCATAGCCGCCCATTTGCCTTACGCGCCAGTTTTCTTTAACCGGGTGGGCGTCGCGTATGTTGAACTCGGTGCGATAGTCGGGGAAATGTTCGCCGACTTCCTCACTACGGCTACCGCTTGTTTTCACACGCTCGGCGGCCACGGTTCGGAACTCTTTGTAAATCGGTGTTTCCTCGCCGAAACCGTCAGCATCGCTAACCGGCTTCAGTAGCACCAATTTATATTTCATTCTACCTGCCAGCATCGCTTACCAGTTTACGATAGGGCTTAACTAAGGCTTGTAGTGCGTCCGGCACTTCGTGCATCTGTACGCTGCTGACACTTTCGCGCTGGTTGTACCAGTGTGCCGCCAACATCATTATGGCTTGCGTCAAAGGCGCCGGAAATTCTCCGAAATTTCCATCGGAAAGTTCTGGCTCGGTACGATTGGTCGCGGTGATTACCGTAACCTCGGCGGCTTCCAACAGGTGCGCTAAATACTCGTCGTCGTCGGCGAAATCGTCGGCCCTAACGTGTTTTTTGAATAATGCCAAACTCACTACAGCCATAGCGGAAAACTTTTATTTATGCACCAGCGCCAGCGGCGGCCACCTTACCCAGCTTAAACGCTTCTTTGCGCAGGGTGGTAGTGCCGTAATTGACGTTAAGCACGAAATCTACAGCGTCTTTGCGTGCTTGGCTGTAGGGGTCGATAACAAAGGAAATGTCGCCGAAAAGGCCCATAGGCTGGTAACGCCAGTCACCCAAACCGATGTTACCCTCACCGATGTAGTGAGTGGTAAATACCGGCAGTCCGGCGATACGGTCATTTTCGCAAACCATGATACCGCTACCGGCATCCTTTGGGGTAGCCTCGGCGATGGCCTTTTGCGCTTTCGTCATAATCCAGCAAAGGTGTTCACCATCCACGCCTGTAGCCAGTACAGCGGCTTTCATGCTGTTGAACTCCTTAAACGTGGGTTCTGCACTGAAACTGAAAACATCCTTAGCCGCTACACCGACGTAGGGGCCTACCAGTGTGGTCGCGCCTGTCACCTTTGTAGGGCTGAAAAGGATTTTGTTAATAAGCATAGCCACTGCCAACGGCATGAGGTTCTTAGCGATGGTTTCGATAAGCCCCTCGGTCTGTATGATGGTTTGGCGGGTGATGGGTATAGCGATACCGATACGCTGGGGGTTCGCGGTGAGCTTACCCAGTTTGATTTTTGTATCGGTCAGGGCGACACCCTCGCCGGCTATTGTGGCCTCTACTGCTTCGTAGGTAGGCCAAACGTAGTCACCGGCCAGACCTGTAGGCATAGGCAAACCAACCTTATCAAGTATGAGGCCCTCGGTGAGCGGTGTCAAAATGTCCTGCACTTTGAGGGGCACCACCGCGCTGTCGGCTGTGTCCGCTACCATCATAAGGTCGCGCACCAGCAAAATTTGTGTCTGTCGCCCGGCCTGCATATTCTCGCGGATAATGCGCGACGCGTCGGCGGCGGCGTTGGGGTTCTCGCGCAGATGTTCTGCGGCGGCTATCTGCATTTTCATTTGCAGCAACTGGTTTTCGCGTGTGAGTGCCGCAAACTCGGTGTCCTCGACCTCGGTGCGCTCGCGCTGCTCTTTTTCGCAGGTTTCGGCAATTTCACTGATACGGTCGCAGTTGGCTTGATACTTGTTCACCAACCCGCGCACGTTCAGTTTTTCGGGTTTCTTCTTTTCCATTACTGAAACTTTTTAGAGGTTAAAATTTATATCAACTTTTGCGCGGCAGCGCGGCGCATTTCACGCAGCTGCTTACGCATTTTTTCATTATCGGGTTTTGGTTCTTCCGGGGTGGGTTTCTCCACTTCGCGCAGTCCGGCGGTAAACTCGCGTGCCTCTACCGATGTGTCGGGGTAGGCAGGATCAGCCGCCAGCGTAAAATCATACACGCCTGTAACCGCTTTGACGGTGTAGGTTATCTGCGTAGCACCGTTTACCACCTTTGCCGTGCGCTCGACAAAATCACTATCCCAGTATCGGGTAGTAAAAGCGAAACTACACCCGGATATGTCGCCACGGCTAACCAGTTCTAACGCCTCGTCGCCGTTAGGTGATTTAGGCAGCTCCAAATTAAAGCCTACGCCCTTATCATCTATGAAATACTCCAGTGTGCCGGTGCCTTTGTTACTGCGCCCTAAAATCAGCTGGCGGTCATGGTACATAGTAAACTTAATGTCGCAGCCGTCTAACAGTTCTTTGGTGATGGCTTCCGGGGCGATAACTTCGCGTGCCTCGCTGTCCTCGTCGCTCCATAGCGGCGCGGATGGGGTATTAAACAGGATAGCGTACCCGGTAATAGTGTGGCTGGGGGCTTCGCCCTCGGCCGCTTCGCGCACGCGCAGTTCTGCGCAGTCGATACGCAGGGTGCGTTTTACCTCGGTGTCTTTATTCCTTTTCGTCGCCATTGTCATTATTTTTGTTTTCGGGTGCTTCCGGCTGTTGCGGCTGCGCCCCAATTTCGTTAATACCTCGCAGATTCGCCGACACCATTACCGTGTCGCCGCCCTCTACAGGTGCCAAATTATTCATTTTGCGCACCTCGTTTACAGTCGCACCAATCTGCAAAAGTTTGGTGTCGTAGTTCATCATGCCGTTAAGGTCGCACGCGAATAACTCGCGGCGGTCAAACTTGAATTTGTATTTATGGCATAGCGACGGCGCGATAAGTTTACGGCGTAATTCTATCTCGATGTTACGTAGTAGAGGGTTTAGTGTATGGCTTAAAAAATCTACGTCGGCCTGCTCGACAGTCTTGTAATTGTTGCTGGTGTCGGCATATACAAACGTCGGCGGTACGCTAAAAAATCTGCAAATCTCGATAACAGTAAATTTACGGCTTTCCAAAAACTGCATATCGGTGGAACTAAGCGAAATTTGCTTAAAATCCACCTGCCCCGGTAGGCTGACAATCCTTTCGCCCCCTTGGAATCGGCTGTCTAAGTTCTCGGCGGTTTTCTCTAACTGCTTGTCTTGATACTCACCGAAACCGCGTACGCCGGTATCGTTAGACACTATGCCGCGCACGTTTCCACCGTTGGCAAATCGGTTTTGCGTTTCTTGGTCGCCAGTCGCGGCGATATTCATAGCGAGCTGTGCATACGTCAGCACGCTAACACCCTTTTTGCTATTGCGCAGGGTCAGCCCCTTAATGTGTATAATCTCGTCCTCGGTATATACACCACTAATGCCGTTATTAAGGTCGCGCACCGTGTAGGTGTCGTGTATCGTATCGTGCATGACCGTGCCACGCTCACACAGCGCCAGCCGGTCTAATTCCGTGCTGACAGTGCTATACACTGGCACGATGTAGGCGTTACCGTCCAATAATAACTCCTGTACTACTTGCCGCCAAAAGTCAAAGGCGTTAATAGCGTTGTCCGGCTGCACGTTCAGTAGATAGTCGAGCCGGTCGTTACTAACTTCGGCAAAAATGCCGTCTTTACGTTTGAGGTATTGCAGTGGCAGATTAGCGACACTTTCACTAAGTAACTTAACACAGCGGAAAACGGTAGCGACACACATAGCGGTTTGGTCGCCATAGACGAAAAGCGACGTAGCCCCGGTGCGTAGTGCGCTGGGGTTCTCGTCGCTATTGTTTTCGCGTCTAAAATAGTTTACTATATGCCGCCAAAAGTTCATTACACATTATCGCTAATGCGCAAAGATAATTGTATTTCTTGATGTGTAAAAATTTGGTTTTTAGCATGTTATCTTCCTTTTTATTCCTTTGTTTTATTCTTTTTCGCTTGTTTTCTTATAGTGGATTATTGTTGATTGTATTTAACTTTATTTAACGTGTGTAATCTATAAATAGCCGCATACACATAAGTTTGGTAATTACGCCGTCTATCTTTTGCGTTTGCTTTCGTTTGATAGGCTTGCAGTTCTCCAGTTTGTCAGTATCTAAGACGGCATTACCGAAACAGTAGTAGTTAATTGGGTTGTCGTTTATGAATATATGGCCGGTTTTCGCCCCATGCTCAAAACTTTCTACCGGGGCGGTGAAATTGCCATAGGTCTGTTTGACCCCCGACAGTACGTTATCTGCGCCGGAAGCCGCCAGCATATTTACTACCTCTAAACTTTTCCACGGGTCGTAACCAATACCCAAAATGCGCACCACTTTGTTAAGATACAGCACATAGTTTACGATTGCGCGGTAGTCGATAACCTCGCCCTCGGTCAAAATCAAATAGCCTTTTTCAGCCCATGCACGGTACATTCTTTCGTTTGGGTGTCCATCTAATGCGCCCTCCGGGAAAAAATACGCGGTGTGAAAATGAAAATTTTTGCGCGCCATATCATACATACCCATAGTTACCGCGCTAAAGTCGTCGCTTTCCGACAGGTCTATAGCCACCATCGCGTCGGGTCGGCCGGTGATGGCATCCAGCGGCATAGGTCGGGCGATACTTCGGGCCAGTGTGCTGCTTATCCAGCTGCGCCGCTGGTTCTCGGCAAAGATATTAAGCAACTTGGTACGAAACGCCAGCATAGCGTCAGCACCATTACGCCGGGCGTTCTTATACTCCTGTCGGTAAAACTCCATGCTGACCGTTACGCCCATGTGTGGCTGTACCTTGCGCCACGTTGCTTCTGCATCTTCGGGGTCGTCTATGTCCGGCTCAAAGATATGCGCAAATAGGCTATCGTCCTCAAATTCGCCCAGCAAAACCGATTTATAACCCTGTAGCATTTCGTAAAACGGCCCCTCAAAAACATCGCTGGCGGTGGTGATAATCACTGTTAGCGGATTTTCACGCACACCCATAGACGTAGTAAGCACGGTTAGTAGGCTGTTGTCGCGTGCTTGGCTAAACTCGTCCATAATTACCGTGCTGGCGTTCAAACCGTCCTTTGTCCGGGCGTTTGCGGTTAGACACTGCGCAAAGGCGGCGCGGTCTTTACGCTTGCTTTTTATCGTCTGCTCGTTCACCGTGTAGCGGCGTTCTTTGGGGTCTAATTTTCTCACGCAGCCACGGATCACGTCGAAACACTTTTTGGCTTGGTCGTTGCTGTTGGCCCCGGTGTAACTCTCGGCGTTAGCGTCACCGTACAGCAAATCGTCGACGGCTAACGCTGCGCTCGACGTGGTTTTACTGAATTTACGCGGCACAAATAAAGCCGCCTCACGCACTACCCGGCGACCACTAACCACCGATTTACCTGGCCTTTTTGCCCCAATATCTACGGTATCGCGGTAGTCCCAAAAGCCGTAGATACTCGCAAACTGAAATGTTTGTACCGGGGTTAAGGCGTATTTTTGCAGGCCGGTTTTACCGGGAAAATGCAGATTTTCGTACAGGGTAAAAAAACGCTGTACCTCGGTCGCATTTATGCCGTATTTGTCGGCCATACGGAAAAAGCGCATAACCGCTAACTGTTCGTAGAGGTTGTGCGCGTCCGGGTGTTGGGCCACCTCGGTAACGTATTGCTCCAGCCGTATATCTACTTCACACAGTCGGTAATCGGCTATCGGCACGGCGGCCAGCTGCGCCGTTACTTCCTTTTTTGCCTGTCTTAGTAGGTCTTTTTCTTCCTCTGTCATTCGGTCGGCTCGGTGTTACGTTTTATGATATTGGGCTTTTTGCGTCCTGCGTTCTTAACCTTTTTGGTTAGGTCTATCAGTGGGTCGTCCTCGTCGGTGCCGGTCAGTTCCTCGGCCGTCAGTCCTAACGCTTTCATCTGTCGGGTAACGCTATCCTGCGCGTCCTTTTGGATTTTGAAAACCGGGTGGGGTACCAGTGTTTCGTTACCATAGCGCGACGTAGCCGGTATGGTAGTACTATCCAGTTCGTCGATTTCGTCGTTAGCCAAATCGAGCGTGCGCAGTGCGCCGGCCAGCGACAAAATTTGTGCGCCCAAACTCCTGCTGTATTTTCCGGCGGCTTTTAGTGCCTTTTCGATATCTTTTTTATATTCGTTAACTTTTTTCGCCATATTCTGTTAAAATTTCGATATTTGCTTAAATTGAAAAAATCGCTCACGCAAAAACAAAGGTTGGGGCGAGGTTTAGCAAAACCGGGGTGCCTTAAAAAAATACCCCCCCCCTCTTTCAGTCACCAAAAAATTTTTTGACTACCCCGGCCACCTGTTCGGCGTTACGTCGTCGGGTCGCTTCCTTGCCGCTGCGCCCCATCTCGGTATGTACCTTAACGTGGCAGTCATGGCACAGGGCACACAGGTTTTTAGGGTCATACATAAGCCTGTATTTCTCGGCGTAGTTTATTCCATCCTCCACCGGCTTGCGGTGGTGTACTTCGGTAGCCGGGGTTATGTAACCCTCTGTCCGGCACCTCTCGCAAAGTGGGTGAGCCGTCAGGGTATCACGCCGCAGCCTTAGCCACCGGGTCGTATGTATCAACTTTATATAGTCTTTATCTTTAGCCATTTGTGTGTTTGCGTATTAGGTAATTAAGACTGTCTAACAAACTTTGCTGTTTGACCTTTTTATTTTCAAGTGACGCGCTGGCGCGTTCATCTACTGTATGCGCCCCGATTAGTTTATACACGGTTACTGGGTGCTTTTGTCCTTGTCGATGCAGGCGGGCGTTAGCCTGTTGGAATAACTCTAAATCCCAGCCAGTGCCAAACCAAACTATGTAGTGGCCGCCCTGCTGCATATTAAGGCCATACGCCGTGCTTGCCGGGTGAGCCAGTAGTACGTCAATCTTTCCGGCGTTCCAGTCTAGTAACTGCCTCTCGCCCTCATACACGGCCACCCGGTAGCCTTTGAGTTTCTTTGTTATCCTCGGTATATCGTGTTTGAATTGGTAGAAAACTAACACACTGCTACCGTTTGCCGCCTCTACGATTTCGGATAATTTATCCACCTTTTCGCTGTGGATTTCGTGTATATTTCGGTCGTCGTCATATACTGCGCCGTTGGCAAACTGCGCTAATTTGTTCATAAGTCCGGCGGCAGAATTAGCCAAAATGTTAGTCGGTTCGTTCTCATGCTCCTGTTTGAACTCTAACACCTTTTCGCGTTCAAACTTGTTATAGGCCGCCATAGTCGTCGGTAGCAGTTCGACAGGCACGTTATGTATAAGCAAATCCGGTAACTGCAAATAGTCCTTTGCTTGCATACTTAGGCAGATGTCGGAAATTTTATCCTGTATAATCTTATCACAGCCCGGTAAAACATCACATCTAACCATTCTACCGGCGTGGCTGTAGGTGCTAAAATAAGACTCCCTAAATTTCGATACAAACTTACCTAAACGCTGGCCCATGTCGATACAGTACATTTGCCCCCAAAGGTCGATTAGTCCGTTAGGCGCCGGGGTGCCGGTCAAACCGATAACGCGCTTTACTGTCGGCGTGGCGATGCGCATAGCCTTAAACCTTTGCGACTTTGAATTTTTGAAACTGGTTAGCTCGTCGATAACCAAAACATCAAATGGCAGCTGACCGCCGTACAGTCCTACCAGCCATACAAAGTTATCGCGGCCTATAACGTAGATGTCGGCTTTTTCGGCTAACGCCTTTTTGCGCTGTTTCTCCGTACCCATGGCCTTTGACACCCTCATGCCTTGTAGGTGGTTCCATTTAGCCGCCTCGGTAGTCCATGTGGTTTCGGCTACCTTTTTGGGTGCGACCACCAGTACGCGGCTAATCTCGCACTCGTCGATTAACTCCTGTAGTGCTGTCAGTGTCGATACGGTTTTACCCAGCCCCATGTCGAGAAACAAACCGCAGCGTGGATTATCCAATATCCATTGCATCGCGGTGCGCTGGTAGTCGTATGGTCTGTATATCATTGCTTGGCTAATTTAACTAATTCGTCGATGTCTGCTTTGTTGTCTATCACTCTCACCAAATGCCCCATGCCGTTTAATTCTGCCATGCGTATTTGCTGTATTTTGGTCGGCTTCCGTCCTTTGCTTTTCAGTTCTACCCAAATCACATCACCGCCCGGAAGCACTAACAGGCGGTCGGGATAGCCTACCATATTCGGGTTAGAATATTTGAGGCACAGCAAACCGTTTATTTTTGCCTGTTCGACTAAATACCGCTCTATCGACTTTTCCGATACGTCGGCATGGTGGGTTAAATTTTCGATACTCCGTTTATACATTGCTATGCTGTTTTGCCCTCACTCACGCGCACACACGCACGCGGAACGTTTCGGGATTATGTTATACTTACTTTTTTTCTGTTTTTTACTATAAATACATTACTTTACTAATTAGCCATATATTTAAGTTACCATAGTTACCATATTACCTAACCGCCTTATTTTATCGGCTTTTTCGTGGTAACTAAACGTGGTAACTAAGTCTTTTTGCTCGGTTGCCAGTTACCATGTTTCCGTTATCTCATTTTCTTGGTAACTAAGTTTGCGTCGGGTGGTAACTAAGTTTGCGTTACCAAAAACTATATGTCGCCCTCATCTTCTACGTCGTCTTTTAGAGGTCGAGCAAAACTCTTTTGCCGTCCGTATAGTTTTTCCATGTAGCGCACGCCGCTACGCCGCTCCCAGCCCATTTCATCTAACAGGTGGCAGACTCGGCGCGATAAATACTTATATTCTTTATCCGACATTTCGCGCCCCATCTTCTCGCAGATAAATTCAGCGGCGCAAACACGGTCACGGCGCGATACTCCTACCTCGTCGAGGGGGTCGGGGTTCTTGATATAGGCACGGCGGCGGTTTAACTCCCAGCTATCCCAATCGGGCGGTAACTTCATATCCAAAAACACGGTGAGCATATCGCGCAGGGGGTCGTCGTTGTCGTCGTTGTATTGGCTCTGTCGCTGGCGTGCCTCGGCTTCCAAATCGCCCGGCAAATATAGTTTTTCGCCCTGCCTCCAATACTCGACAGCCTCGGCCCATAACTGGTTTCGGTCGCGCATGAGCGCGTCAGCAAAGTCGGGGTATTTGCGCAGTTCCGGGTTTACAGCGATAACCCAAAAGCGGCGGTTTCCTGTGTCGCCTTTGAGAAAATACGCCTCATTAGTCGTACCGCAAAACACGCACTGGCGCGGATGCTTTTCTACTACCGTACCATACGCGGCGCGGTAAATATCATCGCGGCGGCTTATGTAGTTCTTTACCTGCTCCACGTCGCTGCGCTTGATACTCGACAGTTCGGCCAGTTCTATGACCCAGCCGCACCGTAGCTGCTCCATGCCGCTTTTACCCTCGGTGGTGGCGAGGCTGTCGTTAAACCAGTCGCCGCCCATGATGTTAAAAAGGGTGGATTTACCGATACCCTCGGCACCGGCGATAATTAGGCAGTAGTCATATTTACACCCCGGCTGCATTATGCGCGACACGGCGGCAGTAAAATGCTTTCGGGTCATGGCTCTGTTAAGCGGCGTATCTTCCGCACCGATATAGTCTATAATCAAACGCTCCAGCCTCGGCATGCCATCCCATACCAAACTATTTAGATAGTTCCTAATAGGGTGTACGCGGTGCCGGGTTAATACGGCATCCTTAGCGTCCTTTATCTTCTCCTTGCCTGTGATTTCGTAGCGTTCCTCTAAGTATATGCGCAGGTTAGCGTCGTCGCGGTTGCCCCATTGGGTAGCCTTTCTATCCCACGGCAAACCACCTTTAACCATGTCGAAGCCGCTAAAAAGGTCATGCCACAAATGCCCTGCCAGTGCCGGGTCATTCTCCAGTATGCAGATAATGTTTTTCGCCGTGCTTTTGATAGTGCCTTTGCGGTCGCGTTCAAGTTCGGCCATCCAGTCGGTATTAGGCGCGTCGCCGCTTTCCTCGCTCTCGGTGTCGATGTCGGCAAAGTCGCTATCTATGTCGGCTAACCTCTCCTGGGTGAGCAAAACACGCACGGCTTTATCAGCCGCCGCAAAATCCTGCATTCTGGTATAAGATGGCAGCCGTGTAACGTCGGTTACTCGGCTACCCTCGTCCTGCACTCCATACAGATGTATGCGCACTAAATCAAAGGCGTTACACAGCCGCATACTTGCCGGGTCGGTTTCGTGGTGCGAAAATGCAAATTTGCCCTCATAGGTGACACAGCCACCGGCGACACTTCCGGCGCGGTAGGTATATCGGCCGTCGGTGCCGGTCTTTTCGTACACGTCCGACAAAAACTTTTCTATGGCTTCCTCGATAGTGTACGCACGGCAAAACGCGCCGATTAGTCCGGGCTTCTCGGTAGGGTCGCCAGCCTTGCGGATTTCGTGCGCCAGTACGTCGCCCTCACGGCTCGACATAGGCCACTCGCTAACGTCCTGCGGGTTTCGATAGGTCGCCAGCACTTCGTCAACGTCAAAGGCCGGCCCGTCTTGGTAGTCGAAAATATACTCGCCATCGCGGCTGGTGCTGGGCCAGTAGAATAGGCGCGGCAGCTGGTAGGTGGTATGGTCGAAAAGTTCGATACCAATTTTGGCAGTCCAGTATCTACAAACCGGCTCATACTCGGCAGGTGTCATTTGTCTGTTAGCCGGAAGCACCAGCCGCAAACGCGGCTTTTCGGGCGTGTGCTTGTGGGTGCTGTATATCATCGCGGCGCAGTCGAAATTTAGGGTAAAGTCATCCCAAACGTCAGCTGTGCCATAGTCTATATCGAGCGTTACCAGCGTGCGGTATAGCACATTTGCGGTTTTGCGTGTGCCGTTGGATAGATAGCCACCGACAAAACCGCCTACGTCCTTAACGCTGCTTTGCTCTTCACGGCTCATACGCAGATACTCGCGAACACTTTCGCCGGTGCGTTTGGCGTCGGCGCACTTGGCTAAAATGTCGCTCCACTTCCACGTTTTATTACGCCACGTTTTAGATAGTCGGCTGTGTGCCGTGGCTATGTCTAAATCAAAGTCAAATTTTAATTTATCCATTAGTCACGCCCCCCCCCAGTGCGTTGCGGAAATAGTCGGCGTTTGCCTCGTCGGTTACTATCTCGATTTCACGCACGCCGACATTAGTTTTTTTAATGCGCAGCTCACACGCCGGGGTATTGTCTGCCTCCATGAGCGCAAACACGCCGGGTATCTCGGTGCGCGATACTTTGAAACTTAATGTGGTTGTAGCCATAATTATTACTGTTTGAAGTGGTCGGGCAAAAATGAAAATATATGTTTGATAACCTCGACAGTCCAGCCGTTACCCAGCATTTTGTATTGCTGTGTTTCTGACACTACCCATTTGTACCACTCCGGCACAGTCTGTAAGCGTGCGCACTCGGTGGGTGTTAATCGACGTATTCGGGTGCGCCCCTCTCCAGCATCGGTTACGGTGTTTATCGTCCGTCCTCCTGTACCCTGCATTAGTGCCGGGGTCTTTCCGTCCGGGTGATAAACACGGTTTTGCTGGTACGGCTGCGCGCCGTGGCTTTCCTTACTTGGGTTTAACTGTATTATCAAATTATCTTTTGTTACGGTAATCAAACAGTTTGTTTTACCCGATACCGGGCATGGCTCTAAATGCTGCTCTATGCCTCCGTCCGGGGCCGTGTTCCGTTCCCTCAACGCTACGCAGATATATTTTTTTTCATTTTCCATTTTCTAAGATATAAGGCCGTGTGCCAAATCCATCATAACCTTTGTTATATGAGGATATAATACACGGCACTTTGTTGCTGTCATTGAATATTAGGCCGCCTCCGTTTATGCTGTAAGGCTTAACTATTGTTTGACTATTATCAAATCTCGCGTGTGCTTGCCCTCGGCGGTCAGGGTGCTGCATTTCCCCCCCCCTCGTGGAATTTCGCCCGGAAGCCGTTCCCAGCCGCCGCGTTTCTTTCGTTGTAGCCTAATAGAGTCTGCACGGTTTCATCTTTTAGGTAATATTTTTCGGGTACGTTGTCCTCGGTAATATCCTTTAGATATATTTCCCTATCTTCGGGCTGGGGTATTGCGCTGTACGCGCCGTGGTCGCCGATATGTCGTAGGCGTATGTTAGTCCAGTAAATGCGCTTTCGGGTCTGCGCTGATACCAGCGCACTATTTATGTGTACGCCAGTAACGCCGATAGCATCCGATAACACCTTTTCCCATTTCTTACCCATTTCGACATTTTCAAGCAAAAACAGTATGCCGGGGTTGGTTTCGCGCAGCTCTGTAAGTAAGCGCATATATTCCCAAAATAGGTAACTTTGCCCCTCAAACTGCACCCCGGCAGCTTTCAGTTCTAAGTACCTCGGCAGGGTGTATATTTCCACCTTTTCGGCGGTACTCATTCCGGCGCGCTTTCCAGCAAAACTAAAAGACTGGCAGGGTGAGCCGCCTATTAGCATATCGACATGACCCAGTGCACGGCCGTCGATGTTCCGCACGTCGCCCAGTTGTATAGTATCCGGGAAATTTGCCATAGTATTTTTAATGGCAAATTTATCTACTTCGCTGGCGTAGTATTTTTCAATCGGTATGCCTAACTCCTGTAGGGCGATGCGTCCGCAGCTCATACCGTCAAATAGACTTAATACTATCATAAGGCAGTAACATTTACTGGTTTGCGTAACTCTTTAACTCGCGGATATACACCCATAAACGGTATAGACTGACCGATAGCGGTTATTTCATATATGCTGTCCGGCTTGATACGTTGTGCATATTCAGGGTGTGCAAATACTCCGTCGATGCCGATACGATAAGTGCCGTGGTCGGTCGATAGCAAATAATATACGTCTGTCGTAAAATGGTCTTTGCCGCCGTGTGTGCTGGTTATCTTCTCCACGCCATAGGCTGTGACGGTTACGGTATGCTCGTTTGAAAAACTTAACCAGCACACAAAGGCTATTAACATGGTGAGTGCTAAAAGTGACCCTATTAATTTTTCCATTAGTTGTCATTGATTATTTGGTTGTTATAGGCTTCTTGCGACGGCTCTACGATGTTTTCGTAAATAGCGCAGGTTCCTATGTCGTCGCCGTCGGCTTGATAGAAAATGCACGTTTGGCAGGTTTCCGGGTCTTTGTGGCTCATGTCGGTACGGCTTCAAAGTTGTAACTACGTTTGTGGCCTCCGGCTTTCGATATGCGCACGTTAGTAATGTGCATAGGTAATTGCGTGCCGTCCTTTGCCGCCGCTACCACACTCCTACCGATTAGGGTAGGTTTTTCGTAGCGGTTAAACCATTTGCGCACCAGTCGCCACGCGACTTTTTTACGCGGCGATACTTGGGCCGGGCGTGTTAGAGGATAGAAAAGCCGGTATAGTTTTCGGGCCTCTTTTTTGTTTAAGGTTACGCCGCGGCTGTACGACATTTTCGAGGGTGCTTCCGGGGCCGGTGAATTAATCCTATTTGGTAGCGCCATGATGTTAGATTTTAGCGGTTAATGCTTCGTGTACTTCTTCGGCGCAGTTCTTGATATAGGGGCGTGTGTCGCCGTCGGAATAGTCGCAGGTTTCAGCCCATACCGTTACCCAAATACCCAGTATCTTAACCTGCACTTTGACGGTGTAAAGCATGGTGGTAAACGGTCGGGTGTCGCTTTGATTGGCGTATGCCTTTTCGGCGATGCGCGATTTAAGGCGCAGATACTTGGCGCAGAATTGTGCGGCTATGCTGTTGGATTGATTGATTATTTCCATTTTCCAAAATTTATACTATCAGACGCGAAATAGACAGCATTGGTTGAGCGAACACGGTATAGAGCATTTCCTGAAAGCCTGCACTCAATCATACAGGTCGAGGAGCAATAGGCATTGCCGTAGGCTTCCACCGTGGCATTGTCGCAGGCTTCCACCGTGGCATTGTCGCAGGCTTCCACCGTGGCATTGCCGTAGGCTCGCACCGTGGCATTGCCGCAGGCTCGCACCGTGGCATTGTCGCAGGCTTCCACCGTGGCATTGCCGCAGGCTTCCACCGTGGCATTGCCGTAGGCTCGCACCGTGGCATTGTCGCAGGCTTCCACCGTGGCATTGCCGCAGGCTTCCACCGTGGCATTGTCGCAGGCTTCCACCGTGGCATTGCCGCAGGCTTCCACCGTGGCATTGTCGCATAGCAAATACCCTGACTCTACGGAAATATTGGCATATATCTTATTCCGGGCGAAGTCTTCGCGATATTGCACGATAAAGTCGGCATTAATGACATTTGTACTGCAGCACCAGCAGAAATTGTCTTTTATTACTTCGCATAACTCCGGGAGTACATTAGAGCGATAAGCTCGGCCATATTGTTCGGTACAGGCACCAGCCATTTTGGCTCGGCGCAGGATTTCAGCTTTGATTAATCCGAATGTAGTTTCCATTACAAAAAGGTGTTAAAATTCTGTTAAATTTTCGATTTAAGTGCGTTTCCGTACTTCGGTGATACTTTTTCTATGCTTGTCATCTCTGTGCCCGTATGGGGCTTTATTTGCGTTTTGTGGGGTTTGCTAATCTTTGAGATAGTACGGCGTGCTGTACCCGGCACCTTTTAGTGGCAAATCGCGGCACCAGTCTATCGGCTCGCTAAATAATGCCTCTACATCGGTCAGCGGTCGGTCTATCGGGGTTTCGGCTATAATCTCGTCATGCACATGAAACACGATGGGTAAATTTTCACGTCGGGCGCGAAGCATTACGGCACCCAAAATATCGCGTGCGACAGCTTGTACTATATTCTCAGTTAGTTTACCGCCGTATGTCCGGGTAACTTCCCATTTTTTCGTAATTTGGTTCATGCCCTCATACTCTATAATTTCGTGGTCGCCTCGCCAGCTGTCGTTATATTCCATGCTGACCCGGGCGCGTGGGTAGCATATCGTGCGGCCTGACGGCAGAGTAATAAGTAGCATACCCCAGCGGAAGCCGACAGTAATACCCCGGTGTATAGTTACGGTATTGCCGGTTTTGATAGCGGTAATAGCCGCCTTTTCAATAACCGCCCATAGCCTTACGATGTTGGGGTTAGCCTCGCGCCACTGGCGTATAGTCTGCTTTTCCTCATACTCGGTTAGCCCCATCTTAGAGCCGCCCATTGCTTCCAGTGCCGACACGCCGCCGCCGTAGCCTAACGCCAGTACGGATATTTTACCCTTTTGGCGTAGATGGCTGTTAACGCCGTGCTTCTCAACAGGCACACCAAACATACGCGATGCGGTAGCACAATATATGTCGCCGCCCTCGCGGAATACGTCCAGCACCCAATTTTCCCCGGCTATCCATGCGATTACGCGGGCCTCGATAGCTGAAAAGTCGCAGACGTGGAATATGTGACCGGGCGCGGCGACAAATGCGGTGCGTATTAACTCGCTTAATACCTGTGTGACGTTGGCGTAGTTCATTTCAAACTCTTCCAAATCTCCGGCTTTTACAAGTGTCCGGGCATAGTCCAAATCGGCTAAATGATTTTGCGGTAGGTTCTGCACCTGCACCAGCCTACCGGCCCAGCGGCCGGTACGCGCCGCGCCGCAAAATTGTAATAGTCCGTGTATGCGTCCGTCGTCACACACGCATGTTTGCATAGCCTCATACTTTTTGTTAGAGGTCTTAGCCATTTCGCGGCGCAGTGCCATAACCCGGCGTGCTTTCGGCCAGTAGGTTAATGCGTCCTCGATTTCGTCGATGTTCTTTTTGTTGATACTGGCAAAGGCTAACCCGGTTGTGCG